AAAGACCAAATGAAAGAGCATCAAGAATAGTTGACTTTCCTGCTCCGTTTTGACCTACTATAAGAGTTGATTTTGTTCTGTTAAGACTAATAGTTGTCCAATTATTACCAGTCGATAAAAAGTTTTTATATCGAATAGATTTAAAAATAATCATTCTTTTTGCCTTATTTGTTTCTTAGATTTCTGTCTATCTTTTTTCTTGGCTGCTTTCTTATAAGCTTTTTCCCATTTTTTAGATAGGCAGTGTATTCTTTCTTGTTTGGGCACTAAACTATTTCCATTGATTGTGCTTCTGTAAGAAGTTTCCTCATATTTACTTTTATTTTATCTTTATCCAGATCCGTGTCAACTGCATCGACATAACTATCTAATAGAATTTCAGTATCTTCCATTGATATACTTTCATCTTCGACATTCTCTCCAATAAACTCATTAAAGTTTTCTGCAATCTTTAGTTCATGAATCTTTCTATTCTGTATTCTATCAACTAAACGATCAAATGTAAAGAGGTCAGACTTATTAATTACAACTATTTTTACAAATTTATGATCTAAATGTTCTACATTAAAGTCTGAATAACTTTGTCTTGAATCATCATACACAATCTTTTCATATAGTGTATATGGATTTCTAATCGCTTCCATTTCACGAGTCTCTGTATCTATTACGTGGAAATGTTTATTATCATGAGCATCAGACCAAAAGAATTCCATCTGCGTGCCTAGATATGTAATATTATCTTTTACTGATTTAGTGTGAAAATGACCAGATAAAACTTTCTCAAAACGTGAGAAAAGTTTATGATCCATACCATGTTTATTTTCTATGCCTCTCATCATCTCAAATCCACTTAATTCAAGATGACCACCTAACCAGTCTGCTTTACAGTTCTTAATAAACTCCATAGACTTATCGTGATTTTCTTGAGTGATCCAAGGTAACATTGCTATCTTAAGAGAATCATATTCCAGAACACGAGGTTCCATAATAATATTAATTTCGTTCATAAAATGACCTAAGAGTTCTTTTAGGCTATTTAAATCATTTGTATTCTTATAGTAGGTATCATGGTTACCAGGTATAATATCCATAGACATTCCATAGTCACGAAGATGTGACAGAAAATGTTTACGGTTGTGATTTAAAGCTCTGAAATTAATAAACTTACGATTATCATAATAATCACCAAGATGAATAATTTGCTTAATATCATGTTCTTTACAATACGGGAAAAAGATGTTTTCATAAAAATCTGCTGCGTTATTTAAAAACACATCAGAGCTATTTCTGATACCACAGTGAGTATCATTCAATACTGCTATTTTCATTATATATTATTCCAAAAAGTCAGATAGATCTGAATCTACGTTAACGGCTCTTTTCTTTCTATTCTTTGTTTCTTTTGAAAAAGTTTTAATTTCTGTATCATAAGCTTTTACTTTATCAATTCTATCTTTAAGTGTATCAATAAAGTGGTTAGCTACTTGAGATGATGCATCATCAGTACCAAGTTCTGTAACAAGAAAAGCATCGATTCCAGATTGTGCTAAATATTTTTCTTTAATCTCTTGCTGTTTCTTTTCTTTAGTAATTCTACGCAAGAAAGCATACCAAATGATCTGAGTAAAATAAGCAAAGGCATTTGGCTTACCTGTTCTAGTTGTAGCATTAATATTATAATTTTCTATAGCTTTCAAACAATTTTCTACCGCATCCATAACCATTTCTTCTCGATATGTATACCGAATAAAATTGGACTTATGAGATAAATTTTCTGCTATCTGAAGAAAACTACGAGCAATATAGTCAGGTACCACTGGAAGTTTTTCTTCGGTTTCTTTAGCTATTGTAACTTCTTTTACATATTCCACGATAGCCAATGAAAATTCTGAATTATTAATGTAGTGTATGTTTTTTGTTTTTTTTGCTTTTGCCATAAATATAAACCTTTTACATATATATTATAAACTAATTAACAATAGATGTAAACAACTATTTTTATTGTTATCGCATCACTTTTTGGTTTACAGTTGCACGAATCTAGTATATAATAAAAGAGTAGTTAGTTGAGGATAGGGAATACTAATGAAGCTTAGTTTTATCAATAAAGTTAAACTTAAGTACATTATCAACTTCTGAATCATTTGTTAAACTTAATTTTTCTTTTATTTTTTCTTCTGATGTATCATCAAGACTATCATTTCTTTCTGATACTGCTTCACTGATTTTTTCTATAGCATTCTCATACTGATCCAAAATATCTTTAGATGGTACAGTAGCTGCTATTAGATGATATAGATTAATTGTTATAAAATGATCTGATTCTTCAACATAAGTCATCCATGGCTTAAACATATAATAACTTCTTTCGTTATCCAAATCTACTCTGGCTATTCTAAAAGCACCTCTTACAACAATATCTTCTTCAAGTTCTTCCATTATTTCACAAATAATTTCAGAACCGTCTGCTATTTTTAATTGTTTAACATTGTTTATATCGATCATATTGAAACCTTGTAAAATTTAAATTTAAACTTTTCTTTTTTATAAATCTTTAATCTTTCTTCGCTGTGAAGGAGCGCATAGTTTTTTCTTGATTTGTGCTGGAAATCATCTGATATGTCATAGAGTTTAGTAGTCGTTCCATCCTCTGATTTCCGTAATCCCCTCCCAATAGACTGGAGAACTTTGATCTGGGATTTTGACGGAGAAGCAAATATGATATTATGCAAGTTCCGTATGTTAATACCAGTACTAAAAGTACCAAGACTAGCGACGATGATAGCATCTTTCTGACCCTCTGTTATTTTTCTAATAGCTTCCCTATCAGATGTTTCTGTAGCACCACTTACAAAAAATACTTTTCTTCCTTCTTTAGCCTTACTATTTATCAGCTCAAAAAGAGGCTTTCCATGCTTCTCTACAAACTGAAATAAAACTAAAGTATTACCTTTTTGATCCAGAGCAAGATTTCTTATAAATTTATTTCTTTGTTCATATTTTACAATGTAGTCTATTTCATCCTGATATTGTAGACCGACCATTTGCTTTTTTATTTCTTCACTATACTGTAGTTGAATCATAAGAATTTCTAAATCAGCAAGAGTTTGATTATCTTGTAAAGTTCTAGTCGTTGTGACTTTCATTACTTTTCCAAAAAGACCCTCTAATACCAATTGATGTGTTTGTGTTCCATCAAGTGTGCCAGTAGTACCATAGCGATATTCTGCTAGTTTACATTTGTTCATAATATTAGTAAGAGATTTAGATTTAAAACCATGGCACTCATCACCTAAGATCATACCAAACTGATCAAACCAAGCGGGTGGCATTTTATAAATGGATTGCCATGTGCTTATACAAATAGCACTCTCAAACTCTTTATCCTTACCAGAATAGATTTTATGCATACCTGTAGGGTTTTGTCCATAATCAGCAAAGTCTCCGTACATTTGTTCAACTAAAGATGTGGTAGGCACAATAATTAAAACTTTACCCGCTTTTGGATAATTAAATCCATCTGTAAGCATCTGAAGCCAATACTTAGATAAACAGTATAAAATTAAAGATTTACCCGAACCTGTAGGTGATAGTAGTATTGATCTTTTTCTCTGCAATCCTTCACAGATAGCATTAAACTGGTAATCTCTTATGGATATAGGTTCACCTTTACTTTTTAGATCAAGGCTTTTTATAAATTCCATAATCTTATTAGGATCTATTTTATTATATGATTCTGGTAAACCGTATTTACTTTTTTCGTATTCTAACGGATAATTTCTTTTTTCGCAGAAATCTTTTACATAAGATATAAGTCCACATGATAACTCGCAGTTATTTACATTAAATAATCTTATCTTGCCATCCCATACCTTATTTTTATATAGAGGCATAAATTTATAACCAGGAACAAAAAAAGAAAAATAATCAGATAGCTCTTGAGCAATGCCCCAATCGCAACCAATAATCATATTAGCATGATCTTTCTTCTGTACTTTAACTATATCCACTAAAAACCACCAGCTTCAAATTGTTTCCATTTTATAATATTACCTATAGTCTGATGTTTCCAATTGATATTGGTCACAATTTCCTGTAATGTTTCAACTAAGGTTTTATAATAAGTTACTCTTTCTTCACTCTTTTGAATGTCTATATCGGAATCATAGTAGTGATTCATATCGCCTTTCATGACTTTCATTCCGTTAAAAGGATCATATTCCCAACCTTTCTCTTCAATTTGCTCTTGGGTCATTTTATCATTATAATATAACCACTTATCTTTGAGTAAAATTTTCTGCTTTAACTCAGTCTTTTTTAGCTGTAGTTTAGAAATAGAAAGAAGTTGTAAATATTTTGCGTGAAGTTTTGCTATATCAATTGATGATTTATCCAAATGACTTTCATCAATTACACAGTCTTTTTTCCAATCATTAAGTATATCTTCAAGATTCAACAAGTGCATCTCCATAATAAATAAATTTCAATATTAATAGTATCTATACTAATTCAAAGTATGATATTTTAAAGTTTACCGGAAAGGTAATAACTGGAGTTTCAGTGCCAGATGCTTCCAATAATAGTGTCCCTATGTTTGTCACTACACAGTCTATATATCTAATTTTTTTAACAACATTATTATGACTACTTAGTATAGACAATGTTATATCAACAACGTTTTCGTCATCTGCTATTATTTTATTTTTATTATTTGACGGAGTGACTACAAGACTTTCTAACCAATTATATACTTCAACATAACTTGTCATATTCTCATCTACTAACACATCGAAAGCCAAATCATCAACACCAATTGTATCTCCCGGAACAGCAATACTTTGAATGCGTTTAAATGGCACTATAGGTGCAGTAACTGTTACGCCCGGGTGTATAACTCTTTGAGCAAAAAATTCTAAATTGCCATACTTTTTTCTATCTATAACAACCTTAAAGTTGCTAGCCTGTAAAAAGTTAAAATTTTCAGTAAGGTCTGCCATATGCCTCTCCGTTGAAGTTATATCTATTTATATTGATAAAAAGTGCATTTTAGGGGTTTACAAGTGATGTTTTTTAGTATATGTTGTAAGAGTAAATAGAATCGGAGAAAGATATGACTAAGTTTGATAAATCTAAATTTACTTTTCACGGTGGTTATCTTGAGTACACTGGTACTTATGAAGGTCAACCCACTTGGGATCAAGTTGCTCCTAACTGTCACCCATCACGTGTAGGTATGCCAATGGAATTATTCATAGCTCGGTTTAAGTATAACGGTCCTTTTACCAAAGCCAAATTCCTAAAAGAATTGATCAAAAGCTTTACTGTTGAAGAATATGTAGAAGCTCGCAAAAAAGAAGGTCCTGAGGGAGCTCCTCTTGAAATATTAAAAAATAAAAATCCTGAGTGGGCTGATAAAATTATGTTTCAGTGGCTAATGAAAATGTCTAATAAGATGGCATAAAAAAAGCCCCACGAATGGAGCTTAGTTGGGAGGGTTGAACCCCTCCCTTTTTTTATATTTAAATCTTATGCGTTAAGGATGTTATCCACACGGAAGATTCTGTAGTACTGATTGGTTTTTGCTGCAGCAAGACCGCTCGCTGGGTTTGCACCTACGAATGGGTTTGATACCATGCCGTAACGAGTTTTGAACCCGATTTTTGGCTGGAAGTCATTCTCACCTACGGCACGTACCATAGTTAGTGGTACATATGGGCAATAGAATACACCGGCGTCATATGCGTTAGTACCTTTATAACCTACGGTTACATAATCGGTTGTTGCATATGGATCGATATATACTTTTGTGCGCCCGTTAAGAACACCAGCAAAAGTATTACCTGTATCATCCACATTTAGGTTAGTTGCTAATGCCGGAGCATAATCAAGCATACCTGTTGCAGACAAGCATGATGCTACGTCTGATGATGTGATGATGAAGTTACCGCGGCCTCTACGAGTTTCTTTAGCAATTGTATTTGCTTCACGCTCGATTTGTACCATAAGACCTTTAAACTTCTCTACTGACCAACGGCCATCAGCATCGTTTGCAAGATCAAACACACCATTAAGAGCGGTTTGAGCTGTAGCAGCACCAGTCTTAGCTTGTGAGTTGATTGTACGGATTACTTCACGGTTGATTTCCGCAAGAATCTCTGTTGACAAGATATTTGCCAATTCTGATTCTGCATCAAGACCATGAATTGCTTTCAAGTCTTGTGCTAGCTCTAGGCTATACTCTGCTTTCAATGCACGTGTTTTTGCAGACACAGTTGCTTTTTCAATGGTGAAACCCATTTCATTGAAAGTAGATGATGTATTACCAAGTGCTTCACCGTGCTCTAATGGCATACCACCAGCAAAGCCGTTAGCTACACGGTCATTATCGACTGAACCATCTGAACCCGCATCGGCTACACCAGAAAGACCTGATGGGCCTGCTGAACCGTTAGCACCTGTTGAATCTCCGCCCCAAGCAGTATTTGCTTCGTTATATAGAGCTTCAGTTGAGGTTGTTGCACCTGCACCATAGCGTGACTTCATTGCGAAGATCAAGCCTGTTGGTCCAGTCATTGGCTGCACACCACATACATCATAAGCCATCATGTTTGGCATTGCACGACGTACAAGTGAGATAAGGATTGGATCCCAGTTACCTACTGAACCGGTGTTATTTGATGGCGCGTTTTCTGACAAGAAACCTTGCTCTGCTTGACGCTGCTCAGCAAGAGCTTTTTCTTGGTTCTCAAGAACAACAGCTGTTACTGATTTTCTGTAAGAATCATCGATTTTACCTGCTGATTCTTCGTTGAGCACTGGTGCCCATTTCTCTGTGAGATTTTTATATGTATTAGACATTTTCTTTTGTCCCCTTAAATTAAGATGTTCTCAATGCTGAGAGATATTTATCCATGTTGCTTGAAATTTCTGTTTCATCGGCTTCTTCTTCTACAACACTTTCATTAACCATTTCTACTGGTGCTTCTGTAGTTTCTACAGGTTTCTGAGCAAAATATGATTCTTTAAGTGTAGAGATTTTTGAAGCAAAAGTGTCTTCATCTTCAAAATCGATGGATTCAACCAGTGACTTTAGTTTTTCTACTTGAGTTTCAGCCAGATCCTTTGACGCTTCACGAATGATCGCTTCACGCTTATAT